TGTTTCATCGAAGTCCATTCCCTCATTCCACGTCTTGAGGTAGGCATATTGCTTCTTACGCCCAGATTGGAGAAAGTTACTCGCAAACATCTCCAACTCAATGAACCAGCGGTTATCTTCCGCAGACATTCCGTAGTCTTCTGCCAACTCAGGGTATACATTCTCATTGAGATGATCACAAATCGCCTGTCCAGACTCAAGGCAATCTTGTTGCTTCATTTCGTCAGGGAACTTGATGTAATTTGAATCAGTGTCCCCATATGACACTTCCGCGACAGTTTCTTCGTTGACGTAGCGAGCCGTGGACTTGATAACTTCCTGTCCCATCAGAGTGACCGCCTCGGCCACTTCCTTGTCAAACAAGAAGAACTGTTCCCATCCCAAAACGCCGTACTCACTGTTCACGATTGTCTTACTTACAGCATAAGTCTCAGCGTAATTTTCCCACTCGTCGCTACCGTACTTGGCGGCCTTTCGCTTCTCCTTGTAGTCAGCCTTGAGGTCGAGAGCGTCGTCCGTGACCTCTCGCATGATGGAGTCCACGTCAAGCCGGAAGAACACGTCATTAGGCGCTCGGGACACCGGCACGTCTTCCTTCTCGCCGTCGAGGTCAGCGTAGAGTGTCCCATCTCGCTCATACGTGTAGTTCGGGTCAACCTTCGTCTCGTAACTCGCGTTGAGCATCCAGAGTGTCATTGGATAAAGCGAAGCGAGGTCGATTCCAAGAACGTTCGCAAGAACACCATAGAACGCATCGAAGACATACGCCCCCTCAAAGTCCACTTTCTCGTCTGGTGGATTGGCCGTGGGGCCAACGAGCCCTTCAGCGTACAACTTCCGTCGAATCATCATCTCGACGAACTGGTTGTTATTCTGCGTTTGCTCGTAATCGAGTCCGATAATATGACGCAATTTCGTCTTGAAGGCGAGGGCGCTCGTAGCTGCGTCAATCTCCACTGTGAGCCGAACGTCCTTCGCGTTGTAATTGAGGAACTTGCGAAGGTTGGAATCGTACAGGTCGTAGAAGCCTACGTCTTGATGCTCAATCTTCGCGTCATCGAGTTCCATTTGCGAGGCAAAATCAAGCGACGACGACCGCACGTTTTGGAACTTCGTGTCTTCCCACGCCCCCATCATATCGTAAGGCGTTCGACCTTGGATTACAGGTTCTCCTCGCCAGTTGAGATACGCACCACCATCTCGTGAGAGCCGGTCGCTGTTCGCACCTACAACGTCCATTCGCTCGATGATATGTGGCAAGTCGAATCCATTGCTGTTCCACCCGGATATGAGGTCGGGAGAAACATCGTTTACCCATGCACCAAACCGAATCAACATTCGCCGTTCGTTTGGCGAGAACTCCAGTGAATCGATTTCTTCTGGTGCATTTCCAGTTGCAGCGCACTCAGGAAGTGCGTCGCTAATACTCAGGCCATCGAGATCAACGAAGCCGATGTACTCGTCAGTATACGAATCGTGAGCAACTACACTCAGGATTCGCGCGTCACCGGGATCGGGAAAACCAGCGCCACGGTCATCTGTCTCAATATCTAGCGTGACCACACGCGGTTCGCCTTGCATATCAATGGCTTCGAGGTCACTTACGTTGCATCGCGATGAGGGGGCACGCACACCAGTTTCAATACCTTTGTCAATTCGCAGTCGATTGGTGTAGTCAACGTCTGCTTCACCCGTGTTCTCAATGCCGAATAGACTCTGAACTGACCGCATACCTCGCGGGTCATCGAGAACCACTTTGCGAAGTTTTTGTTTGTCTTTGAGATGAACAAAATCCGTGTCTTCGTATCGCACGAAGTTGTCGTGGTCGCGGGGTCGAATGTCGTTTGTCTCGCCGTCGAGAACGTAGAAGTAGGGCTCGAAGTTTTCAACTGTAATTGAGTCTTCTCGCCCCTCCTCATCGCGCCCGTACAGGCGGATTACAGGCTCGTTGTTTTCGTAAAGCGTCTCGCTATTAGTCACATAAATTTCTTTAGTCATTATGAATCAACGGGACACTTATTGTTCGTACACAGGTAGCCCCGAAACCCGCTCATCATTGGCTCGGTCATTCATCGCGACGTTTTCCAGCCTGCTCGTTCAACATCTGAAGGCAATACCCACAGAGCGTTTTATTCGGCAACGGCTCTCGATTCTCGCATTTTCGGCACAAGTTGTGAGGCAACGCGATTCACCGCGATGAGGCCGTGAGGATAGTTGCTTCTCCCTCTGTCCACTCAAACAATGCATCATCGACAGGAACACCCAACTTCTGCCGACCGTGCAGATGCCCACCATCTACACCATTGAGATACTGCGAGAGGTCGAACTCCAACACACGATTGTTGTCGATCTCGTGAATGACAATCCGAGTTACACGGGCGTCTCGAATCGCGTTGAGGTCGCACTCATTGAACGAATACCCACCAAGCTTCCGGTAAAAATGCTGACTGCCATCTTCGTCCGGCCATCGCTTTTGCTGACACACTATGCAATTTTCATCCCGATTGCTTGGTCCAATGAATCCGAGTATTTCGCCGCCAATTGGCGACAGTACAGGTTTTATTTCTCGCACTACCAGCGGTTCTACGTCCGTATAGTCATGCAGTGTGCTACTCATTGTGAGTCGGCCCGAGAGAGACGGCTCTCACGGGCTTTCGACCACAACAGGGGGCGTCAACCCCCTCCCTTAGCTGTAAAACTGCGTTTGAATTTCTTTGCGAATCTCCTCGACCTCTGCGGCCTCATCGTGCTGCCTCATCGCTCTCATCATCTGAGCGAGCATTGTGAGAAAGCCAGTTAGTTTGTCTACGGACTCTTCTCGCAGTTGAAATTGTGTGTCATCGTTCATCTTTAACGCTCACGGAATCTCCATTAAATCTAATTTCAGCGTTTTTGTTATGCGTGTGCCAAACCCACACAGTTTTAGCAACAGTTTCGACTATCGTTTGACCGTCTGGTCGTCCGTAATCAGGTGGTGGATTTGGATTTTCTTTCCAATCATCTTCAAGCGTGTTTCCAGTTATTGCGTTGTATCTGTCTGTGAGATCGTTGTCATCGCTCATCCTTGAGCCATCGCCGCGTTCTTCTTCTCCCAATTCACACTCTCGTCGTCCTCCGCTTTATCGTGGTATCCAGCACCACTCGCAGTTCCCCAAGTGCTCTCGCACTCATCGTAGAAGAAGCATTTTCCATGTCCGTAATGACACAACGGATTTTCGTTAATCTCGTAGTTGTCTTTGCTAGCGAGTTTTTGCATTCCTAGCACAGCGGATTTTATATCGCGTTGGCGATCCGTTGATGGATACGGCGAAACGATGAGTTCGTCGGCCTTTGGATAATACCCGGCGACTCCATCAACATCAAAGAACTCCTCGAACAACATTCCGTAGTATTCTCCTTCAAGGAAGATGCCGTCCTCGCGATACTGCTTATCAGGCACTTTGCCTGTTTTGTAGTCGAGGATAACGACACCACTCCCAGTCACTCCAGGGACACTCGCTGTGTTCAAAATTACATCAGCGAACCCCATCCACGGTGCATCACCGACAGGCGGCTCACCGCTTACGTAGTCGGGTTCTCCGCGATCTTCTACCCATAACTCTGGTGGCTCTCCCAACCACGCTTCGGCCTCAACGGCTACTGGTTCCCACGATTGGAGTGTCGTGTATTCTACGTCAACTCCGGGGTCACCAGGGATTGTCTCAACAGCCTGCTCAACTTTGTCGTGTGCCGTTTCCCATCGTCGTTCTTCGAAGCGCCAAAAGTTCCCGATGTGTGGCTCTAGCCATTGCGAGAAGTCTTCCCAGTCGCTCATTAGCGATGCAAAGCGATGAGGGCGCTGCCCATTTTGCTTGATATACTCCGAGAGATTGAGATGAAAGTTTTCGTAAGCGCGGTGAACTTGTGATCCCCGCTTCATGTAGTAGTTCGTGGGCTCGCGGTTGCCGCAGATATATTTGAAATACTAGCTGCGAGGACACGTTTTGAACGTCTTGAGGCGTGACTTAGAAATGTACGGCGCTCCGTTTTCGCTCCACTCGTCGCTTACTGTTAGGTCGAGGTCACTCATTTGCACTTTCTAGCTCCTTCACGTAGTCCGTCACCTCAAGTGCCTGGTACAACTCTCGGCGTCCATCATCTGCTCTTCGCGTTTTAAATTCAATGAGCGTGCGTTTCTTCTTCGCGGCTTCGCAGAGAATACTCGTCATATCTTCAGGAGAAATATTGAATAGCGCGGGCTCATCGCTACTCATCGTCAGTCACCAAGCCTTCTACGTCTCCATTGATTACTTTGCGTAGCTGGACCGTGTTTGACTTGCGACGAGGGGTGAAGTCAGGCAGATCACTTAGCAGCTTTTCATTCTCACTAATCTTTGTCTCAATCTCTATCGCAAGTTCATTGATTTCGCTATCCACGTCTTGATGTGTGTTATTGTTACTCACGTTTGAATGCCTCAGCAAATGCAATGTATCCAACTCGGTCGCGATTGTCGTCGGGGTTGTGTTCGCCGCCCTGAGAGCGAGCCAACTTGAACAGCGCGAGGAGGTCGGCTACGTCACTGGGTGTTATGTTGGGCTCAGTCACGCCCTCGTTCACTAGATAGTCGTTCCAGTACCGCGCGATTCTCGCAAACGAATCTTCCGGTGCGCCGTGAGTCTGTGAACGACCCTCGGTGATCTCAGCTGCTTCGTGTAGAATTTCTGTGTTAGGTTTTGTCATAGCTCTCGTCGCTTCATTTCTCCGTGGCTGCAATTACCACACTTTACTTTCAGAATCGAACCGTAGTCGTTCGCTGTAATCAACGCCGACTCATCGGATTCGCAATCCGAGCAAACGTACTTGTGAGCATCATCTACGTTGTTCACTCGACTGCGAATGATTTCCCCATCCGAGAACTGCTTGAGGTCCCCATCGTGTGTGAACTTGAGCGTTCCATCAGGTAATTTCATCACGTCGAGGACGCCTTCGTATGGGTGTATTTCCCCATCAGTGGCTTGAACGTGAACGTCATGCGTTATTCCGGTCATGTTGTTTGTGTTGAATCCCATTTTGTGATCGTCTCTCTCCGGCTCATCGCGTGGCACATTGCGAAAACCACATCCGCTTCGCCTCACGTCGAGCCGCTACTCTTCCGAAAAGTACCCGTGGTACTCGGCGTCTGGATTTCTGTTCCCGAGAAGCTCCTCGTCACCATACTGGACTCTCAGATAAACACCAAAGGCTGCGTTCTTTACGTCTATGAGGATTTCTTTTAGCTCGTCATTCTCATTGATCGTAGCTTGAGCTATTTTTTCGTCAACTGCATCAGAGGCCACGAGAGCACCGTTTTTGTACTCGTCTAACTCTTGATGTGCCACTTCAACATCTTTGATGAGTGAGGCTAACTGCGTCTCGTCTCCTGCTACATCAACGGTCACGTCTTCGATGAGCGTGGCTGCTTTGTGTTCACTAATCATTGTATCACTTGAGATTTCCATTCGAATCGACTCTATCAGCAGCTTTTGGATCGTTTATCACATCGTAATCTGGTCTACCTGGATGTGTTACAATTAGTCCACACTCCGGGCAGATTGGTTGGCTCTTTTCGTCTTTGTATGCATCAACCTCACAGTCGGGACAAGAGAGCGTTTTGTACTCGACTGTTTTTTTGAGCACTTCTCCGCCACTC